CTCAAAGTAAACTTATGCTTATTTAAAGTCGCCAGAGCACGACTGAGTACACGATCTATCACAAATCTGTACCCTTCATTCTTGGGGGGGCCAACTGCCACCCAAGGAGAAAATCATCCCCACCACCACCATGCACAACAACGTGTCGAGTATCAGGGGAGAAAACTCCAACTGTCCCAACATTAACGAGTGTCCCATAAAGCTCAGCATTAAGATTAGTTGGGATACACTTGAAATTGCTAAACCAAGGGATTGTGACGTCGCAAGGCGTCAGAGTTTTGTCATTAAAAATGGCAATGCTCTGTGACATGTTCTTAAAACTAGTTGTATTAGTCACGTCATAGGCAGTAAATGATGTTGCAGGAGTAGTCAAGGACGCTCGACCATTGAAATCTCCATTATTGACAGTGGTTGGGGCAACCCACCTAGTGCCCCCACGAAGGTAGCGGAAGACAATGGTCATGTTCGACATAAAGTTGTACTTAACACCGCTACCAATCCACTGCCACGGGTTCACAGAATGAGCTGTCCAAGTGTTGGCATTACAACTCAATGAGACAAAAGGTGAGACCATATTTGTCAAACCTTTAACTGAACGAACGTGAACCTGATTAAATACTTTCTCTGGGATCATCATATCCCTAGCTCCCGCCACAACGGGCGTATACCTAACCTCCCGTAATCCCTGCTCAGTGAGAGAGGGCACATCTCCAGATTGAGCATCAACGGTAAAAACAGTACCATGAGTCCACCCCAGACTTTCACAATTCTCAGTGCTCGGACAAGCCAGCTGAAAATCATCTCCAGCAGAAACAAACATCTGAACATAGATCGGTTCAACCGTGGATTGTCCAGAGGTAAGCTTATTAAGAATCTGTACATACAAGACACCATTAAGCTTGTTCTGAAATTCTCTCTCTGTCCGGGAAACAAACGTCGGCAACCAAGGGGTAGGTTGTAGATATGGAATTGTTATACTGGTCTCAGTTTCATTGTTGATATCAACAACACGTTTAACCAGAGAATTAGAGTCTGCCAGTGTAATAACTGGAACAGATGCTCCGGTGAAATACGGAAGATAGGAAAGTTGATACCTCATGGAGTGGAAGCCAGAGGCAACCACCGAAAAGTGGAAACGAAGGGAACCTCTCCACAATCTAGCAAGACGAGCACAGTATGCCACAGGAGATGGATGGTAGTCTGCAGGATTAGGAGGGCTATCATAAGCCTGATAGTTCATAAAAGAGGGGCAAATAGGAACATTTGCTACAATATCACCTGGATTGTGGTCAGGACGAATCTCCATAGTATTAACGAGAAAAGGCCTCTGCATAAAAAATAGAAGGTCAGCAGCTTGCACTGTATCGTTGACCAATCTATAATCAACATCAACAACTCCATCAGCAGTCGGTCCCAGTGCAATTGTGTGTGGGAGATCTTCCATCTGTTGAATTCGTGGCATACGAACCTGGATAGGTGAAATAGCAGCAACATTGATGGGAACAGAAAACCCAAGTGCTCGTGCTACCCCAGAACCAAGTGCAGCCACAGCACTAACAATTCCTGCAACAGGGCCAACTTTGGGAAGAAAAGTTAACGAGCTAGCAACTCTAGCTACAGCCCCAAGTGTGCTAGAAATAACATTACCCTTTTGAGTCTTCTCCTCAGCTTCAGCAGATTGTGTGACAACTGTAAAAGTATTGGTAGTGTAACCAAAGAAATTAGTTTTGGTCACACGAGCAAATATTGTGACTGGAATTGGGGCTGGTGTCCCATTAACACTACGTAGTGGTGTTGCTGCAAAAACACGCACTGTAAAAAGATCAGGAGTGATCTCACGTACATCCATAACATCCTTATAGTGGGAATAAGGTAGATCAATATAGATAGGTGTCCTTTGGTTAGCAGAAACCTGCACCCATTTGTGGCCACTAGCTCCCTGGAAATCAAAATAGTCTGTAGGCAAAAGCTCAGCTTGAGGATACCAACAAACAAGAAGACGTCCATAATGCATAAGAGTTCCGTTCAGACGAATCTCAAGCTGGAAATCTGGTCGCCAAAAGGCAATATTGTCCAATTTATGTTCAACAGAGGGATGTGAAGTGAGATAATTAGATGGCAACACAATGGTGGCCAAAAGAGCACCATGCACAGTCGCAGCTGTCCATTCAAATTGCGAAACGATCTGGGGTCTTTGGAAAAAGATATCAAGATCAACATCCGGTACATTTGTTGCTTGAGCAACAGAATCTGGGTCATGGCACTCCTCTTTCTGTTCAACACGTGAATCATGAAACTCAGTAGTTCCCTCAACAACAGCATTTTGTGCAGTAGCACTAAATTCCTCAGATTGCAAACAAATTGAAAAAGGATCCAATCCAGCCCCACTTTGAACATGGAGCACTTCCACTTTCTTCGCCTTAGGTTTTTGCACAGTTTCAACACGTCCAGACTGCTGGACCATCTTAACCTTAGGCTTCATGACAGTTTCGACACGCCCAGACTGGCGAGCCACTTGTTTGACTTCAGGTCTAGCAACTGTCTCAATTCGACCTGATTGTACTTTTGTTTGTGTATTAGCTGTGGAAAAATACTCACCTGGATTACCACAATTCTGAGGTGAGGGCGGACTATTAATGGTATCTCGACCTTCCACCTGTTCCTCCACTGTAGTACCATTGTCCAAAGGTACCCCACGATGAGGTGCAGATTTAGATTGGAAAAAATCAATAACTGACAGATAATCCTCTTCTTGGATTCTCTGTGCAATATTGAGGCAAATTTTCTTGCCATTCTCAAAACACCAATCTCCAGTAGCTAGTGCTTTAAGAATCAAACGGACGTGACTCACATCCGCATTAAAATAGTCTTGCCCATGGAGAGCTGCTTCAAATGCTCTACTCCGAAGAACATCAGTGAGATAATCTGTTGTTGTAAGAGGGGTCTTCTTCTTACGAAATCTTCCTTCTCTCTCAATGACCTCTTTGTCAAGGGCTAAAACAGTCCCAAGAAGATCATGTGTAAGAAACTTTCTTTTCAAAAAAGAAACATCATCACGATGTATAGTTCCTACTCTGATAGCACCTTTAGAGGCTGAGGTATAAAAGATTCCAATCTTAGCTAGCTCTCGTTCCATCGTAAACATGTTAAAAACAGGTTTAACTTCCTCACTAACTACAGCAACACTATCATCTCCCATAAAAGAACACTTTACATTAGCTGAGAAAGTGTTCAATGGACTAAGTACCTGGCTATAAACATAGCGATGATAAAAGGCATTTCCAAACCCGTTGATATAGGTTGTGGCCCAGTTACCAGATGGATTTCCTTGGTAGGTCTCGTGCACAATTCCACCATGAATATGCACTTTGTTAAAAAGCGCCTTGACCAACCGAATTCTTGCTTCTGAATAACTATCCTGATAATACCTATTGGCACAATAATCAAAACCGCCAATATGTTGATAATTCTCACCTGAGTCATACTCCCTATAGTCTCCTGCCATCCAGTTTTCACGTCCACCAACAGTTTCAAGTCTGTCAGACAACAACTGTGCTTCAATCGGTGATGTGGGATCCATTCCAACGGCAAAAGGTGAATCAGGGTTCGCTCTCAAGAACTCAAAGAAATCACCAAAAAGCATCCTCCCAACAACGTTAACTACGCAGTCTAAAGTTTGGAAAATCCGAACTTTACCTTGTGCAACTTTAACAGCTGGTAAAAGCTCATCCTTGGCAGTATCACAAACTACAAGTTGATCAAATCTCCCACTCTTAAGAGCTTGTAATAGATCAATACACTTTTGACGGAAAAATGGTTCCAAACTCACTTTCCCGTCTTCATCCTTAGTAATCCATGCTCGTTTCCCTGTTGGGGACAACTTGGACCAGGGGATACCAGCCGACGTTGAAAGATCCATAGGTTTAACATGCTCTCCTATAGATTCAATAGCTTGCTCTGGTGTCAGAAGTCTAGTCTGTCGAGGAATACCAGAGACATTTATCTCATCCCAGATATCCTGGTATATTTCTTGGGCCAATTTTGGATCAACAACACCAGTAGAGCGAGCCATCTTATTAGCTGCCTTCTCAAAAGGCTTAATAGGTCCTTCAGGTGTTTCAATAACATTAGTACTAGCAGGAACATACACCGGAGGATCCAATGCTCCCATTGCTTCTCCAACAAGACTAAATTCTGTTTGAACCAAATCAGTCTTGATTAAGGGGTTTTTCCCAACTCCCACTGGACCATGTGGGGTATCAACACAACCAGGAACCCCTACAGCTTGGAGGTTAGTCTTCACTTTAGAACCAATGTATCTAACATACGGATTTTCAGATACATCAGTACCACCAAGATCTTGTATAGCTTTTTCAAGTTCCCTCTGGTAAAATGGCGAATAAACTCCATTGGA